GCATCCAGTTCTCCTCCGTGACCACACGACCACGGACACGCTGCTCCGGACGCTCAAGCTCAGAAGCGACAAACAGTTCACGATCGTCGGCGGTCATCATCGAAGGTCTCCGTCCAGAAGCTCATCTACGCAGTCCGCACCGCAAGCGAAGTAGCCCGCAGCATCCACCCACGAGTCCATCTTCAGAGGGTCCCAGGTGAGGCGTGACATCTTCACCGCAGCGATCGCCAGCGCCACATCGTGCGCATCGAACGGAACGGTCGAGCCGTCGTGCGCCTGCTTGCCTCCGAACAGCGCAGTCCACATCCCCGCCGTGCGGGCGAAGTCCTGGCTCGGAGAGCCATACTGATTGTTCCTATCGCCGTTCACGAGCGTGTTCGCCGTGCGAAGCACCTCGTCTCGCCGGTTGATGAACTCGTCCTCTTCGTGCATCTCCTGCACCTCCTCCTGTAGATCCTGGTCGATGGCGACCACTTCACGAGCCCAGTCCTCGAACGAGAACGCCGTCAGGACGTCTCCATCGAGATGGGCGTTGTACTCCCACCCCATTCGGTAGATGAGGAACAACTCTTCGTCGTCCTCCGTCGCATCCACCCACGACTCCAGCTCGATCGGCGAGTCGTCGATCACGTAGACGCCGTCAAAGCCTCGCATGGTGAACACGTAGTTCGACTTGGGCCCGTGAGCGAAGTGAATCGACACGCCGGGCTTGAACGCCCGTGAAGCGCCGTGGTCGTTCGCCAGCACCGGGAACTTACTGGTCAGCCAGCGGACCGTGTCATCCTGAGTGTTCTTGGGGCGAGACGTCAGGAACATGATCTCGAACCCTGCGTTCATCAGCGCAGCGAACGACGCCTCGATGCGGGCGGCATCGCCGATCGTGTCGAGGAAGCGCAAGCGCCCCGTCTCGGTGTACTCGGCGAACAGCTCAACGAACGTGTCGTCGGACCAACCCCACTCACGGTGAAAATCCCATTTCGTCAGCGACGGGTGCTTCTCGTCGTTCCAAAGCGTGAAGTCGCCCACGAAGTCGGCAATCACGCCGTCGATATCCACAACAGCCAAAGCGGCCATCTGTGTCTCCTTTCAGTTGTCCTGATCTCTTAGCTGCAGGCTACAGCCTGCGGCAGTCTAACGCAAGCCCAGAACCCTAGCCAAGCCCGCACCAGCGGCCTCAGTCAAGTCCGGCTCCCGCTCCTGCACGGCATACCGCACCGTGCAACGGCAATTGATCCGCTCCTCCGGCGGCAGCGCCGGATCGCCAGGAAAGCGTGCCTGTTCCCCGCCGACGTAGAACGTATGCCCGGCAGGGACCTCCTGGCCGTGGGCCTCGATATGAGTCAGCCGCACCTTAAGGTCGCCTACCGACATCCACGTCTTCGTGCCGGGACGCCCACCAGAGACCTGCATCACAGCGACGTGAGTAGCGCCGTTCACCGCCCCCACAGTCGTAGAGCCAGCGACACCCCTAGCGAACGAAGTAGCGCCGAGGGCGTACTCCTCAGCCAACTCGTCCACGAGACGGTCGAGGTCGCCCTGGCGGCGAATCGAATCACGGGCACGCTCAAGGCGCCGCACGATCCTCTGCTCGAACCCCTCGGTCTCGGTAGCGACACGCACCATGGCGGCCACCTCCGCCGTGATCGCCCAGTCCGAACGATCCAGAGTCTCACCGAGGCGGCCCATCACGTCAGTAGCGACAGCGAGGAAGATCGCCCGGAACGCACCAGTCAGGTCGTCCTCAAGCTCGCGTCGCCAACGGACAACGTCGACCACCTGCTTAACCTCAAGCGGGCGGCCCTTCTCAAGCACGGCCTTCCGAGTCTTCGCCCCGGTCAACCTGGCCACGATCACGGCCTTCTGCCGGTCGAGGTACCGCATCAGCACGTCGAACGTGTTGTCCTCCCAGCGCTCTAGGAGGGCGTCCCACTGCGGTACGCCGCCGGTCGGAGCGGGGACGTCAGTCATCTGTGGGGAACGGGAAGATCATCTTCGCTTCGATCCCTGCGCCACGCAGCGACGCCTGAACCTCTTCGCTCTCGATGTTCCCCGCCGTCACATTCGTCGGCGTCTCGTTCTCGGCGTCCAGCACCGGATCAACAGTCTGTGCATCCAAACCGAGGTAGCCGTTCGCCTCAAGCCAGGCAGCGTCCTCAGCGTTCGACGGAATCACGAAACCTCGCTGAATGAAGAACGTGCGTGCGAGCGGATGGTCGATGGGCTCCCGGCCCAGCTTCGCCCGGTACTCGTTCAACGTGGTCGTGCCACGCAGGAACTCCAGCTGGTGACGAGACTCAAGCTGCTCGTTCGAGCGGCGAAGCTCAGCCACGCCACGGGTGTCGTGCGTGACGAACAGGTCGTCGTCATCGGCGCCGATCGTCAGACTGTCCCAGAACCGAGCCCAGGCCCGCAGAATCGGGCGCATCGTCTCAGTCCAGAAGACCTCCCGCTCGACGTCGGCGTTGGTGAACGTGCGGCCGGAAGCGTTACCGAGCACAGACTCCGGAACACCGAGAGCTAGCAGGATGTCTTCCTTCGTGTCTCGGCGAGTTTCCACGTACTGGGAGTCCCGAGGCGAGTACGAAGTGTCCTGGTACTTCACGTCGTCTGCCGACAGCACGGTCGTGTGACCGGCCGCCTGCGGGCCGCCAGCGAAACGGCGACGCAGTTCCTCAACCTCGTCCTCGTCCATGTGGCCCTGGACGTTCAAGATGCCGCCGGGGCGGGCGTCGTTCTGAAGGAAATGCTGGTTAAACGACCTCGACAGGAAGTCCAACTCGATCGAAATACCGGCAGACTCAAACGGTGTGTCCGACAGCCAAGGGTCGGTCGGGTGCGGGACGTGAAACCATGCGATCCGAAGCGAACCGTCCGGATACCGAGCGTTCACCTTCATCGGCGCACCGTTCGAATCCTTCATCACCAGCGCAGTCAGCTCGTTCCGAGCATTACGCACCGGCTCCACCTGACCGGCAGGGAAGATCTCCAGAGCGGCGGGCTGACCCTTAGCGTCACGCAAGATCTCGATGTAGACACCGTCCCGCGAGATCAGACCCTGCGCCACACAGCGGTGCCGGAACTGAGCACCGTTCTCGTGCGAGTTCGCCCGCACGTTCAAAAGCCACAGCAGCGGATCGCCCGTATCGACGACATCGCCCTGATCCTCGTTGTCTCGGCGCTGAATCAGCGGCAGCTCCGCAGCGTGCGAAGCAATGGCGGACACCGCCCGATGCACCCAGATCACTCGATCGTAGGCGTCCCGCATGACGCGGTCTGTGTCCCACCCCTTCGCATACATCGTGTACGGCTTCGGAATCCCCGCAGCCGGACGTGAAGGGAGCGCCTTCGAGCGGCCCGTCGGCTCCCCAGGAGCCGCCTTGGTTTCAATGTTGAAGAACTTCACAGGAGACCTACTCGCTCACGCCGACAAAGATCGCCACCACAAAGGTAGCCGCACTGGCAATGATGCCAGCTGGAGCAGCTCCCCATGCGGCAGCCGCACTCACCGTCATCCCGACAATGCTCCCGATCAACAGAACCAGACCGAAAACCTCTCGACTAACCATTAGAGACCCTCCTCAAACGGGTGACGTACAGCGCTCGCTTGACTACCGAGCGTGGACGCAACCCCAGCGATAGCACCCAACGCAAACGAAACAGCCGACGACAACACCAGCGACAAACCCATCAAAAACCAAACCATGATCAACTCCTTCTCTCCAGACGCCCTCAGACGCCGCCTAACGGCCGACAGCCGCCGGACGCCCTATCCCGAAGGAAGGACGGCCAACGGCGCTCAGGGCGCCTCTGAGCGCCCTCACGAAATCAACGAGCGACGAGGCGCACAGCTGCTGAATCCTCGTCTGTTGGATCGGGTCGCCGCAACTGTGAACCATCCTCGTTGAATCCCAGCTTCCACTGGATCGCTCCGACACGGCACCGGATGTGCTCAGGCTCCTCCACTTCATCCCAGTTCGACGCCAGCACCTCCAAGACAAGGTCAGCGTTGACGGCGTGAACCGTCAGCCAATCCCAGTCATCGGAGTAGCTGACGCAAGGCGCCCACTCGTTCGCAGCGATGTCGCCCGGCAACAGAATCTCCTCAGGCAACTCGCCCGAGGTCAGATACAGCCAGACCTCTCCAGCGTCGCTCAGCTCAAAGCTGAACACCGCCTCGTCATACGTCAGAATCTCGGTCATTAGTGGCTCCCTTCATGAGACCTTGGGATTGTAGCTGAACAGCGCGCACCTGCGCAACCGCCAACCGCTTCCGCAGTTTCGGAGACGCCGCCCAGAAAGTCCGGCACAGCTTACGTCGCAGACGCCGCACCTCCACCCAGCTCGGCCGAACCAGCAGCGCCAACAGGCCGACACCACCCAACAGACCAAGAACGACGTCAATCCAAACCGCTGAGCCCGGAGACGCCGCAAACGTAGTCGCCGTCACAAACCCAACCGCCCAGACCGCCCAACCAAGGACGCTGGCCACCGACCACCGGCCGCCGGTCACGACTGCTCCGGCATCGAGGTCAGATGGAAAAGATCGCAGCTGTGGCACACGTAGGAGCGCACGGGGACCTTGGAGCCGTCTGAAGCGTGGAGAGCAGACCCGAATCGGATCTCGGCGGCTGCGTCGTCGGCAGAGTCGTACTGCACCTTCCCCGAAGCGGCGCAGCGAGGCTTAGGGCTCGGTAGCGCTCGGCGGGCGGCCCTCGCCTGTCGCTTCAGATCTTTAGAGCTGATCACCATCGGTCGCCTCCTCTGTCACGCCCTGGTCTGCGACCCACCATACCAGAGTGCCTAATGGATTTTAGATACACCGTTAGAAAACTGTTCAGTCTCTGCGGGCTTGAGGCAGAGAGTAGCGGCGAGTTGCAGATCGTGCAAGCATCAGCTACGATTAGTTTGCACCAGTATGAAAGGGGTAAAGATGAGCCGAGCAGAGTACAAACGCGAGCGGAATGCGCGCAACCGAGCCGAATTGATCCGGCTTCTCGGCGGGACGTGCCACGGCTGCGGCACTGTCGAGCCACGCATGATCGTCTCGTTGAAGAACCAGGACCGCCCACAGTACGGGGCGAGCCCTCGCCACCTCGACCTGAACGGCGCCAGCCTGCGCTGCCGACTCTGTTTTAGCGACGATCATCTGCGTCCCGTCGATCACGGCACGACGACGCTCTACTCCCGAGGCTGTCGGTGTGATCCGTGTCGGGCTGCGGCCGCAGCGGTCACGAAGCGGTGGAGGGATCGTCAGAAGCTCGCCCGTGGCGAGGAACTGGACGAAGATTGACTGGAGCCCGGTGGGAGAATCGAACTCCCGTCTTGCGGGTACCGACCGCAGGCTCTGCCACTAAGCTAACCGGGCGAAACTTACCTACCGCCCAGTCACGAACCTCCACGCCACGGTACGCACGTCCCGAATCGAGAGACCATGCTCCTCAGCGATCTGTGCGTGCGGGATCTTGGCGGCGTCGGCACGGCGGATCGCGATGCGCTGGTCGATGGTCGTGTTGGTGGGC